GGCATGCTGGCTCCAGATAAGATGGAAGCTAGGGCCAGAGAGCTAGCCACGATGCAGGGTGAAATCTCTGGTCTGCATGGGTCGGTCTCGAAACTGTTATCCATGCACAGTGGACGCCATCCTCCGATTGATCAAAGACGACAAACAGGAGATTAAGATGCTCTCAGCTTTAATCGGGCCAATTACCGGGCTGCTCGATAAGGTCATCCCGGACGCTGATACCAAGGTTAAGATCGCGCACGAACTGGCCACGATGTCAGAACGACATGCCCAAGAAGTCACGCTCCAGCAAATTGAAGTGCTGAAGGCGGATGCCAAGGGGAATTGGTTTCAATCGTCTTGGCGACCTCTGGCGGGCTATGTGTCGGTGCTAGGCATGGCGGTGAACTTTTTGGTCAGCCCTATTGCCGCCGGGTTTGGGGTTGTGATACCGCAAGCCGATATGTCCGTGATGATGCCACTTCTGCTGGGAATGCTCGGAATTTCCGGGATGCGTAGCTTCGATAAGGTCAAGAAGACTGACACCAAGGTGGTGTCATGAGCCACAATTGGGTTCTATCTTCTCGCTCCAGAGAACGGCTGTCAGGCGTCAAGCCGGACTTGGCCGACACCGTAAAGCGGGCGCTGGAATTAAGTCCAATCGACTTTGGGGTCAGCGAAGGCAAGCGAACGCTGGAGCGCCAGAAATTGCTGGTCAGCCAGGGCGCGAGCCAGACGATGAAGTCGAAACATTTGACTGGTGACGCCGCCGACCTCGTTGGCTATCTTGATGGGCATGTATCCTGGGAAATGTCGATATACTGTAAGATTGCCGATGCCGTCCGCCAAGCAGCGATTGAAACCGGCGTCTCAATCCGCTGGGGCGGTGCGTGGCAGGTCAGAGACATCCGGCTGCACGAAGGCGGCATGGACGAAGCCCAGGATGCCTATATTGATCTGAGGCGATCTCAGGGACGTTCTTTGTTCCTCGACGGGCCGCACTTCGAATTGTCCTGATTGGACTATAGTTCAAGATCCTCCTGCTCGGCAGGCTTGGGCGGCTCCACGAACAGATCCGGCTGGGCGTAAGCCTCCTCAATGCGTCGGCAGGCAATGTCGAAATAGCCTTCGTCAAGTTCTATGCCGGTGAACTTGCGGCCCATTTTGGCGCAAGCAACGCCGGTCGTGCCGGATCCCATGAAGGGGTCAAGGATGGATTCGCCGGGGTTTGTCCATGTTACAGCGTGATCGTGGGCCATCGCATATGGCATTGGTGCGGGGTGGCCGTTGTCTGGCTGATTGTTTGTCAGACGCCACCAATTAAAACGCATTCCTGACTTCTGAATAATTTTACCATAGCCGGATATGCGCGTTTTTGATCCATCGGCCTGCCTATCTGTCCCGTGCATGGCTAGGCCCGCATATTTGTTAACCCTGTCCTTGATCGGGTTAAATGTTTTTGGCCGTCCCTTTGAAAACACGAACATATATTCATGCCCGGAAAAGTAACGGACAGAATCAGGAAAGTTCACACTGTCCTTTATATATATCATCGTATCGTGAAGGTTTAGGCCGCACTGCATGGCGTGGAGCGCCTGCTTAAACGATGTCCCGGTTTCGCTGCCGTTCACCGTCGCGTCGGCCACGTTCCACATGCAGACCCCGCCAGGTTTAAGCATCCGCGCCATCTCGCCAATGACTGCGAACGTATCGACAGGCGGCGCGTCGTTGTACGTTCGCAGGTTGTCATATGGTGGCGACGTCACGACCGCATCAAACGGCGCAAGCGTCGGCATGATGTCCAGGCAATCGCCCAGATAGAGCGTGGCGTCGCCTATGCGTTCAATCCTACCCATAGTGCATATCCCGCTTCCTGGCCATCTCGCGGCCTGCTGGCGTGTCCTCCTCCCAAGGCTTTCGACGCAACGCCTCGACATCTGGGCGTAAATTTTTCGGCTTCGGCTTTGGGTCCGGGATCTTGGGCGGCGGCTCTGATGCCCCGACGGTTTCCTTGATTGCAGAAACCATTGCGTCGATGCCGTCAGCAAATTTTGCCTCGCGCTTGGCCAGCATAGCCTGCGCCTTCTCAAATATGGCCTCGGCGTCGGCTTTCAGCTTGTCGTCGCTTTGCATCTTTCGGATCGCATGTGACGCTGACGTGTGATCGTAAAGACCGGCGAACAAGGCACATTGTTCCAGGGTCACTTCGCAAAGTCGGGCTGCGCACATGAGGGCCTGACGCGCATGAGCGACTGGGGTGTGTTTGGTCCCAGAAACAAAGTCATCGCGTCCAGTGACCTCCTCCGTCGCTTGGATCAGTGCTTTGTGCAGAGGCGTCCCAAATTGGGTTGCTCTGATCCGCGCCATTTGGCTAGAAAATCGGTTGCGTTCCCTCATACTTTTGTTCCCTTCATGGCTTCAATTTCAGCATCTTTCGCCTCATTCTCTGCCCGGTGTGCGACCACGCTGGCGCTATGGATTTGCGGGATGATGAGCGAGGCGATGGACCATGGCACGACGGTCGATGCGTCTTGCAGCACCGTCTGTCCGCTGATGCCAGTGGTCTCAGCGTTTCGGATTGTCAGGCGGACGAAGCCTGGGCGATCATTTTCTGGTTCTACTTCGACATTCATTGGACAAAATCCCGGATCATTGGGAATACGGGTTCAATGGCTAACGCAGCCGTTCGGGCCAGATCGCGGTGTTCCTTCTGTGTTGATGGGTCCGTTCGCAATTCGATGTAGTGTATCCAGGACCGCACTGAGCCACTCATATAGAGCCGGGTCCAGGTCAGGCCTTCTGGCAAGATGGCCCGCGCGACCTCCTTCGCCAGCCCGCGCTTGAGGGCTGCATCGTAAGCGTCAAATGTGGACGCCATCAGACTGTCCTGCACGTCGTTCCACCATTGGATGAGGCCTTCGTCGTCGGTCTCCAAACTGTTCTGACGATTGACGAGATCCTGGAGCCTTGCCTCGCGACGATCGCCGTTGGTCTGGGTTGCGGAATAACGCTGGGAAAATTCCTGGAAGGCGAAGGACCGATGCCTCAGCATCTGGCGGGCAATATCTCGCGTCGTGTCAATCTGGAGCGTGATGTGAGCCATCTCGAAAGGACTCCAGTGTTTATGCCGGATGAGGTAATTGATCAGCCCCTCGTCATTCAACGCGCTGATCTGGGATGTCGGGTTACTGACGCGCGCGAAATAGGCTATGTCGTTAATTAAACTCGATCCAGCCGGTGCGGCGTGGCGTCGGCTATAACTTTCCAGGCTAACTGTCTGCATGTGTTCTCTCCCTAATTTCCTCGATCAAGATCATCTGAGAGACCGTCTTGACATTGCATTCGGCCTCGACCGCGATTGCTAGGATTTCATCATAGACATCATCTGGCAGGCGGATGTGGAGATGATGACCGTTGCTGTTGGTCCGATCAATCAGCACCCGGATGACGGCTGGCGTTGTTCCCAGCTTGGATGCAATGTCCTCTGCCGATATTCCCTCGTCAGCCATGATTGACGCTTTTTGTGTGATGCTCATCGGCTGTCCTCCGAATAGAAAATGTGGTTCCCAATCTGGTCAATGCGGCGCATCCGCTTGGCCCAGCCTGGGGCGACGTAGGAGGCGTGGTAGTGCGTCGCGCCCATATTCTCCCAAGGGTTTGCCCATGCCTCGCGCACGGCCCTCTGAGCCGTTTCCCAGGCCGCTTTGTCGGTGATGGTCTCTGGCAGCCCGTCAGAATAGAAACTAAATGCGGCTGGATCCTTAACCACGGCGCAGGCATCGTTCGGCCACGCTCCATGAGCCACTCGGTTCTCGATCACATGAACCACCTGACGCTGCCCGGCCTCTGGTTCTGACCGGGCCTCGAAGTAAACGGCCATTGCCATGCACAAAAAGGCTGTCTCAAACATCTTCAACCTCCACTTCGCCGGACCCGGAACAATCCGGGCAGTCAATCAGGCTCTCCCGGATGTATCCACCGTGACTCCAGTCAGCCACGCCAGTCTCAGTGACGACCCGGCCTTCGCCGAGACATTCAGCGCATTGGCTCATTGTTGCTCTCCCAGTGTGATTTCAAGGTTCTCGGCGTCATCCATGTCGGCGAACAGAACGACTTCATGGACACCGCCCCGGCCCTTGATCTTGATGGACCGCCATGTGGTGCCGTTCTTGGCCTTTCCGACATTTTCGATGGTGATGTCGGTGACGTTATGGATGCTGATATTCATTGCGCATCCTCCAGCGCCGCAAGCCCGGCGCTGTAGCTGATATCCTGCCGCGCAAAGAAATTGTCTTCAGCCTCTCGGCGAGCCAGGTATCTCGCGGTTTCGGGCGCGTATCCGCACTCGATTAGTTCACTATAAATTTCGCGGGCGTCAGCTATTGTGCGGGCGTCTGGCTTGATGTTCATCTTTCGTCTCCCGTGTGGTGTTACGTTTCAGTCTCTATGTTGTATTTCATTAACATTCAGGATGCAAACATAAAAATGCAGATTATATGAAAATAATTTCAGGGGGTCAGATCAGCGGCTCGCCCAGGGTGGCGGGAGATTCCTCCCTGGACGAGCGCGACCGGCGCGAGGAAAGGATAACCCGCGCTTGGTTATGCCTACCATTTTTCCAACCGCTGCACAAAGTGGGCGATCTGTTCCTGCGCGTGGTCAGAGCCTTTGGCAACGATGGTCTGATGTCGGCAGTATTTCTCTAGATAGGCCATCATCGACTTCTGGTCTGCGGAGACCGAGCCACCCTTGGTCCGTTTCATCTCGACCCACAATCCCCAGGCTGGAATATAAAGATCCGGGATGCCTCGCACGACGCCTTCGGCTTTCAGCCGATTGGCCGTTGATGGCGAGCGATGACCGCCGTTCGGAATGGCGAAAATTAGAACCTCTGGATATGAGAGTCTAAACCATCGGACGAAATCGACCTGTTCGGCGTGTTCTGTTCGTGCTTTTTCCATGTTCTCGACTTTACCCTTTTATATCTGCCGTCGCGCTCATATGAGATGGACGCTGGCGGTCTGCTATTATTCAGCGCGTGGACGGCCTCATGCAAGCCGCTGGCCTCGATGTCAGCGCCGGATTGACGGATAATGCTGGCAATCGTTTGAGCCGCCTTCTGGCCCGCATATCCAGGATATCCAAGCGTGATGAACTCCTTGATCGGATTTTCGAATATGTCGCGGTAATAGCTGACCGTCAGCATCTCCCGGCCCGATGTCCGGCTGGTTTCGACGCGCCACGTCCATCGCGTGACCTCCATCTCGTTCGCTGGGGCCATGATGTCGTCGTCGTGCAGCCGCAGCGGCTTGGCGACTGGCTCCGGGAATGGCTCGCCACAGGCGACGCATTCGGTCGCCGACAGATGATTGACCTCCTGGCAGTGGTCGCAGACCTTGACCGGCGCGTCGCCTCTGCCCTTTTTGCGGCCCGGATCGACCTGCGTGATCGGACCATGCGTCGCTACCAGACCGGCAAAGTCCAGCACCAGACAGTCGTCGCAGTGGCTCTTGATGCGCATCCCGCGTCCGGCCATCTGGACATAGAGGCTGACCGATAGGGTGGGCCGCAGAAAGACGATGCAATCAAGGTCCGGGTGGTCGAAGCCGGTCGTCAGCACGTTGGCGTTCGTCAGCGCCTGGATCCGCCCGGCCTTGAAGTCGGACAGGATTTGATCACGCTCTGCGGCTGGCGTTGATCCAAGCACCGTTTCCGCCGTGATTCCGCGCTCTCTGAGCAGGTCGCGCACCATCCGGGCATGGTCAACGCCAGTGCAGAAGAACAGCATTGAGCGGCGATCTGAGGCCCGTCTGAGCGCCTCGTCAACCGCGCCCGGCGTGTCAAATTTCTCCATCGCTTCGATCAGATCGTCTTCGCGGTATTCGCCGCCGCGCTTGCGCACGCCAGCCGTGCTGATGCGCAGGTCGGTGCGTTTCGAGCGCAGCGGGGCCAGATATTTCAGCGCGATCAGTTCCTCGATGCTGGTCGGCTGGATCAGGTCGGAGAACAGCGCAGGCGCGTCGGTAATCAGCCCATGTCCGAGCCGATATGGCGTCGCGGTCAGTCCGATGACGCGCAGCGCCGGATTGATGGACGCTAGATCGTCGATCAGCCTGCGATAGCCGCCTTCCTGCGCATGGTTGACTAGGTGGCACTCGTCCACGATCACAAGGTCGATATGGCCTATCTCCGCCGCTCGCTGGCGAACGGACTGGATGCCTGCGAAAGTAATTGATCGGCCCATCTCGCGACGCTTCAGGCCAGCCGAATAGACTCCCAGCGGCGCATCCGGCCAATGAAGCAGCATCTTCTCGGCGTTCTGACGGATCAATTCCTTGACGTGCGTCAGCATCAGTATCCGCGTTTCCGGCCAAGTCTGAATCGCGTCCTGGCACAGCGCCGCCACAATATGCGACTTGCCGGATCCGGTCGGCAGTTCCAGGCATGGGTGGCCGTCTGGATTGACGGCAAACCACCCGTACAGATCGTCAATCGCCTTCTGTTGATACCGTCGCAGCATCTTTCACCTCCATCTTGGCGTCAGGGAAGACGCGCTTGGCCTCGCGCACCAGATGGCTGACGCAGGCTTCGCGGCCCTCGATTAGTTCGCGGCTGGAGAATGTGAAGGCGTCGCCTTCGCCGTTTCGCACCTCCTGGCCTTCAATCACATAAACCGCTTCATTCGGATCGTTTGATGCTCGTCGATCCCACGGCACCAGATCAGGGTGAAGCACATGCGCGTGGCATCCGGTGACTTGATGCTCGACCTCGACATGATCTGCACCCCATCGAGCGCAAGCCCATTTTCCATCGGAGGTAGGCGTAGAGTGCGCGCAGGTCCGGCAGTTGATTTCTTGTGTCAGCTTGGACGAGTGACAGAACTCCTGCGCACTACACATCCGGCATTGATACCAGGACGGATCCGCCGATATAGGCTCCGGCATACGTTCGGCCAAGGCAATCCTGCGACCGCGCTCCAGCAGCTTCTCCGCCGCATCCTTGTCATATTTGATGCGTTCGGAGTAGAGGCGGTCATCATCCTTGCAGACGGCCACATAGAGCGCTCGCTCGATGTTGGTGCCGTGCATATACAACTGCACTTGGCTCCAGTGGATCGGCTTGGATTGATGGACGCCCTTTTTAATCAGGTCATCGAATGACCGCTTATTGTGTGTCTTGAACTCTGCAATGTGCCGCACTCCCTCCGCACCTGGGATGCCACCCTCGATGATGCCATCGACGGATCCGCCGATATGGTGTCCGAAGTCGATCCGCGTCTGCTCGTATTCGGTCTTCGTTAAATTGATGCCTATGGCCTTCAGGTCGGCGACCATAACGGCTTCCTCGGAGTGTCCGCGCCTGAATAGCCGTCTGATGCGGCCTGGGAAGCTCTCGCGCACCGCCCAGCGGAAGTTCAGCCAGATCCAGCGGTCGCAGTGGTGGCCAAGCATAGACGCGCCCAGGTGCGGTCTCGGCGCGTCCTGGCGTGCCTCGTGATGTTCGTCAATGGCCGCTGCGATGCGGTCGTTCGGTGGTGGAATAGGTGCCATAAAAAAATGGCCGGGAGTTTCCCCCCGGCCCCCCTTATCAAAACGGAATGTCTTCTTCTGCCACTGCCTCTTTCTTTGCGGCCCACGGCGGAGCAGACGATTTAGCGCCGGATGCGGACGGCATTGGAGCGGCTGATGCGCCCCCTGGCTTGGCGGCCATCTTTTTGACCTCATTGCGCTTGCCGTACTTTTCGTCTTCCTTGATCTGAACGCCCAGAGACAGCCGACCGCCGAGCAGTTGGTCGGTGTCCTGGACAGACTGGATCCCAGCCGCTTTCATCAGTTCGCCAAGCTGGCGACGGCCAATTCCTTCGGCAGTCGGGTTCGGGTTCGCGATGTTGACGTTCGCCCACAGAACCCGGCCCTGGTGCGTCGGGCCGGTCACGTCGAGACGACAGGCCAGATATTGACCTGTCCCGGCTTTAGTCGTGCGCAGATCGACGCCTTGTAGAATGGCTTCGTAAGTCCCAGCCGGAATCGGCTCGAACAAGCCTTCGCCTTCGTCCTTCGGGATGTCGTCCATGCTGATTGCAGTGTCGAGAAAAGCCATCGTGGTTACTCCTTTTCGATGGTGAATGAGACGCGGGATGGCGTCGTGGTGATAGCGTTTAAGAATGGGCGCGTGATGCTTTCTGGGGTCGCCTTCCAGGCGCTCATATTAATTTCCGGCTTCCAGCGGAACAGCTTGTCGAGATGCTCCTCCAGGCCATATTCTGCGGCGACTTCAGCAGCCAGATGCGTGTCCACCTTGCGGCTCATGCGACCCGTCAGCTTGATCTTGTGTCCGCCGTCAGTCTCAGTCCGCTCGGTGCCTTCAAGCGTCTCAGCGACGCCTAGAAGGCTTGCGATGTGGTCTTCTAGCAGTCTGCGGCGGCTTACTGCTGCGCGCTCTGCCGCCTTGGCCTCCATCCATTCAGCAGCGGCGGTGTCCAGGTCCAGGTTCATATTATCCTCCAATTTTCTTGATGATGTCGCCCAGGTGCGCAGGCTCCCAAGCGTCTAATTTCCCGCTGCGGTCCTTGGCGGTCCACAATCCGTCCGGCTGGGCCATGATGCCGCGCTGAGGATGGCCGTCGGCGTCCTTCTCAACCCGCAGCGCCAGAACCTCGTCGAAGAAATACGGCAAAGCCTGAGCCGTCTTATTGCCGGGCATGGACGGGCTGTAGAGCATCCGGCCCATTTCGTCGGTCGCCTTCTCCATCTTGGCAGTGAAGACAACGTGCTTGTCTGGGATGTCGCGGAACAGGCGGACGACTTCGGTCATAGTCGTCTGCATTTCGCCATACGCTTGGCGCGGATCCTTCGCCTTCGCCTTTTCGGTGGCGAGGCAGACTTCTGCAATCTCGGATATGCTGTCCAGCATGACGGTCTTAAACGCCTTGGCCTCGTCTGAATTGATCAGCCAAGAATAGGCTTCGCGCAGATCGTCCATACTCTTAATGACGACGAACGGCAGGTTCGCATCGGCGATGGACAGCAGACCGGCCTCCGCTGACAGGATGACAGGATCCGGCAGCGTCGCGGCTTGGCTGGTCTTGCCAACACCTGGGCCGCCGTAAAGCAGCACCTTGATGGCGTCGCTCGTCGCGTCGCCGGTTCGTTGTAGGTTGATCATTCTTGGTTCTCCCGTTTGATTTTAGCGTTAAGGTCTTCCAGATATTTGCGCGCTGGGACGGCTTGATACTGCATCCGCAGCTTAGGGATTAACGTGCTGTCCCAGGTCTCCATCACGGCTTCGCCGGTTTCGGCGTTGACAATGATCCAGCTATTCATGCTGCGTCCTCCTTTCGTGAGCGACAACGGACTTCTTTGCGGAAAACGCAAACAATTCACGGCATCTTGGGCGCGTCGATTAGGGCGCGGATTGCACCTTCGCATTCTTCGGCTGCTGACGATTTCGCCCCGGCGATAAACTCGCCGGGACGCTTAAATTTTTCGTGTGCTTCGTCATCGTAAGCTCGGACGATTGCCTTGCAGAGTGTCCGCGCCTCCTCCAACGCATCTGAGTGGCCTGCGTTATAACCTTCCCACCACGTCTTGCCATGCTCATTCATCGGCTTTCTCCGGTTGTAGGGCGGCGATAATCTCCGCCATGGTGAGGTCACGCATTGACGGCCTCCCTTGCCAACACATCCGGGTGACGCTCGACAGCATCAAGCATCCACAAATAAGCGGCGGCATGTTCGTTATCGCCGTGGGTTTCGGCTATGGCAGCGCGGAACTCGGCGACGGTCTTGTCTTGGAAACAGCCGGTCCAGAAACGTAATCCGACGCCACACTTATG